AGCAAAGTTAGCCGGTGTATCTGTAGATACTGTTAGAAATTTCAGAAAGCACGGCATCATCAAACTGCGTTTCATGAAATCAGAAGGTTACGGAGTGCCTGTTCTTTTTTCATTCCATGATGTGATTGAGATCATGGCAGCGTCTGAGCTATATCACCTCAATGTCGCGCCTAAAGGTCTTGGAAGCCTTTCTGAAGAAATCGCAACCTTCACGATATATCAGATACAAGAAGTTGCCGGAATATTTGGAAGCTCGCCAACGCCTGAAAATTTTCAGCGATACATTGTCATTTTTTACAATGAGCGTATCCAAGAGATAGAAGCTTCAATAGAAAGCGATCCGGCTCAGTCGCTTGATATGCATACAACCAAAATAGTCGTTGATTGCCGGAAGCTGGCAATAAAGGCTGTTTATGCTTTTGTGAACTACAAGCAATAACGATATTTTTTTAGCGGCTGTATGGCAAGATTGCCATACTTTTCGTACAGCGCGGATAAATAACTCCACTCAAGAAAGGGAAACATCATGCGCAAACTTTTGGAACAGCGGAACAAGATCGTATCGGAAATGCGCTCTATTTCCGAAAAACCCGAAGGCGAAGGCGGCGATCTTTCCAAAGATCAGGAAATGCGCTTCGGCAATCTCAAAATTGATCTCGAAAAGCTGGAAAAGCGTATTGAGCGCCAAACCTTGATTGATGATGCCGAGCGCCGTATGAATGGAACACCTCTGACGGGCGATCCGAAGCTTGATCTGGAAATGCGCAGTTTTTCCCTGACCCGCATGATCCAGCATAAGCTGGGCAGCAACGTGGACGCCGGACGGGAACTGGAAATCAGCGCCGAATTTGCCCGCCAGGAACAGCGAAGCACTGAGGGCTTTTTCATGCCTTACAGCTTCTTCGAAAAACGGGCAGACGTAATCACTACCAGCCAACCTTCTGGCGGCCCCGGCTCAAATGTTATCGGAACTGACCATCTTGGCGGCCAGTTCATTGACCTGCTCAGGGAAGCCAATCCTCTTACTGGCTTGGGTGTGCGTACTCTGACCGGACTTGTGGGCAACGTGGACATCCCCAAACTGAAACAATCTACCTCTGTGGGCTGGTTCGGAGAAAACAGCGCCATCCCTCAAACAGACGCGCAATTCGACAAAGTGACGCTCACTCCAAAACATGTTGGAGCATGGACGGAATACAGCCGTAACATGCTTTTGCAATCCAGCCCGGATATTGAAAACATCCTGCGCTCTGATCTGGCGCAAATGCTGGCTCTGGAAGTGGCACGGGTAACGATCGACGGTGCGGGTGCTGGAGCGGAACCACGCGGTATTCTGAGCACCACCGGGATTAAGAAAATCACCATTCCTGGGGAGTTAATGGAATACATTCCCGAGCTTGCCTCCGCGCTGTTCCTTGCCAATGTGCAAAACGTGTCTTTCCTGGGCACGGCGGCTTTCAAAAAAACCGTAGACAACCTTCTGACGAAAGACGGCTTGCCAATCGGCGTAGACACGTTCTTCAGAAATTACCCACATGTTTGGACCAGCTTTGTTCCGGCAAACAATCTGTTGATCTCCGGAGACTTCTCTGACGTGATCCAAGGCACTTGGAGTGCTATCGAAGTGTTGGTTAATCCCTACATGGAATCAGCCTACAAAAAAGGCAACGTTGCCCTACGGATCATCCTGACTATGGACGTGGCGATCCGTCATCCGGAGTCCTTCGCTACGTTTAGCGAGACGTAAAATGTCCGCGCTGCCCTTGCGGTTAACTGGCATCCAGACCTCTACCAGAAGCGCGGAAAGTGGGGACGGAGCGGCCCCGCGGGAAACCCGGAGCGCGGTTAACGGGATGTTGACCGCCTCCGGGCAAACTATTGAACACCGGAGGGCTGCGGAACTGGCCGTGGCGCCCGGCCGCAAGCTTGCCGGATACGCGGCTGTCTTTGGGCAAGAGATCCGCGTGTCTGGCTTTACCGAAGTAATCCACTCCGGAGCCTTCAAGGGCGCTCTGGTCGGGCGCGACATCCTTGCCCTTGTCGACCATGACCCCGCCCGGCTCCTGGCCCGTACCAAGTCTGGAACGCTGCGCCTTGAAGAAGACACCAAGGGACTACGCTTTGAGCTTGATGTACCGGACACCACGGAAGGCCGGGACATTCTAACCCTTGCTGAACGCGGCGACCTTGGCGGCATGTCCTTTGGTTTCAACGTGGCAAAGGACGGCGAAACATGGAACGGCAAGAGGCGGGAATTACGAGCCGTTACCCTGCATGAAATCAGCGTGGTGCATTCCTGGCCGGCATACGAAGGCACAACCATAGAGCCAAGGGCGAAGGCTCCCAGGTTGGCCGCTGCGCTTCGGTATTTGGAAACGGTGTAAGCATGGCCAAACACAAGGGCATTTACAACACCGCCCGCTGGCGTAGTGTTCGTGTCCTTAAGTTGCGAGAATCTCCGTTGTGTGAGTATTGCCCGCCCGGCCGCCGGAAGACGGCCACGGAAGTGGACCATTTCGTCGCCATCGAAGACGGCGGCGCTCCTTTCGACATGTCAAATCTTCGCAGCGCCTGCAAGCCCTGCCACAGCCAGAAGACGGCCCGAGGCGAAACGCTGCATGGCTGTGACGAGCGTGGAGTACCGCGAGACCCGAGACATCCATGGAGACAACATGAACTTTCTAAAGCGGATGTTTAAACCCAAGGAGCAAGAGGTTCGTTCCTGGCAAGGCATCACGGCCGGGCAAATGCTTTACGGAAACTCTCCGGTGACGCCTACAAATGCTGAAAGCCTCTCAGCGGTCCTCGCTTGCGTACAGGCCATTTCAAGCGCAATTTCCGCGTTGCCTGTCCTGGTACACCAATCCCAAGGGAAAACGCGCGTGGAGGTCGATTACGGTGCAATACCGACCCTTGTGAGGTACGGCCCGAATCCGTACCAGACATGGCCTGAGTTTATCGAGATGCTTGTTTCTCAAATTCTGGCGCACGGTAACGGCCTAGTCGAGATTATGTCCGACCGCTCCGGCAATACCAACGGGCTGTGCGTAATTCCTTGGAACTGGTGCAATCCTGTCGTCTTGCCAAACGGGAAAATTGCTTATGAGGTCTACGACCAGCCTGGAATATGGGCGCTTGGTCAAGGCAAGCGGCGGCGGTTATTGCAACATGAAGTGATCCACATCCGCGACAGAAGTGACGATGGCTTAATCGGAGTCTCTAGGCTCCGACGCGCAGCGTTTGTCATCCGAAATGCTCAGACTGTCAACGACTTCGCTGCGGCAGCTTTCCGTAACGGCTTTTTCCCCAGCGGCGTAGTCCAGACAGACGCGATCTTGACTCAGGCGCAGCGGGAACAAATGAACGATTCCTTTGTGAAAAGCTTTTCCGGCACTCAGAATGCAGCTAGAGCGCTGATATTGGACCAAGGCTTACAGTGGAGCAGCCTCACGGCTATAAGCCCGGAAGATGCTGAGTTGCTGGCTTCCCGTAAATTCAGCGTCATTGAAATCTGTCGGATCTTCGGCGTACCACCACCGCTAATCCAAGATTATTCGAACAACACCTTCACTAATTCGGATGCCGCCGGACGATGGTTCGCGCAGTTCTGTCTGCTGCCTCTAGTACGAAAACTCGAAGCCGCTTTCAATCGAGGATTGTTCGAAGACAGCGATTATGAGTTGAGTTTTGATATGTCGAGCTTCGACCGCGGTGATTCTGAGAACAGATGGAAGTCTCACGCTATCGCGGCAAAACACGGCATTTTAACCCCAGACGAAATTCGAGAGATCGAGGGGTGGGAACCTCGTGGGTGAAAGTCCGGATACCCGTGGGAGTTCTGTTATGACTCCTCTTCTTAAACCTCGTGACGTTGCGCGCTTACTTGGCGTTACCGAAACGACGGTTTTAGGGCTTGCCAAAAGCGGCAAGCTGCCCTCCGTCCGTTTTCAGACATGGGCCGGTAAATCTGACCGGGGAACTGTCCGCTTCACGCCGGAAGCCATCCAGCAATTCATCGAAGAGCACACGAAGGGGGGCGGGCAATAACGTTGTTCAAGCGATTGATGGCGATGGATCCGCCCTCGATTGTGGCAGGAATAAGGTTATGAGCGATGCCTGGGAAAAAAAATTTGAACTGCATTGTCTCAAGACCTCCAACGGGTTTGTCGGACTTCCTAATCGCCTTGTGAACAGCAAGGCGTTTGCAAGCCTTACGACAGGAGCTTCCGTTAAGGCTTTAGTCTGGTTTTGGGGGAAAGTCGAATATCAACGCTCTCGGAAGAAGAAGCCGGGCGCAGAATTCTCTATTGGCCGCCTTGATCGGATGTCTAATAACGGATCCATCTCCTTTACATACCGCGAAGCGAAACGGCGAGGCTTGATATCTAAAACATTCACTCGCGCCTTGCGTGAGTTGCACCGGCTTGGCTTTATCGAGGTTGCTTGCCTTGGCCGTGGCGTAAAAGGTGAATATACGAAATTTTCGATTAGCGACCGATGGCGTGCTTACGGAGAACCAGGCTGGGTGGAATTCCTATTCCCTAATAATAACGACAGGACAGGATTCCGCAGCAAGGCATTCTCGGAGAAGATCAAAGCGCAGAAAAGAGTACCGGACAAAAATGTCCGTTACTTGAAGGACAAAAATGTCCGTTAGTGCACGCTCAAAACGCAAAATAGAAGGACAAAATTGTCCGTTAAAACTCTATTTTTCGAAATTCCTACCGGACAAAAATGTCCGGCTTTTAAGATCTTGCCATGTATATACGAAGTTTGAATTGCGGTCTAAAAAAAAATCAAAGATCCGGGAAATTAAAATTGCCCCTTTTCACATTCGAGGAGCAAACGAACCCTCATCCCCTATACATCCCCACTGATCCTTGTGAAGCGTTCCGCTTCGAGTGGCTACGGCGGTCGGCACAGAACCGGGCGCAGCGGTCACAGGAACAGAAGGCGCTCGTAATTGGTAATCCTTGTCGATGGTAGGTATACTGACCCTGTCTGCATATAGCAGGCACGGGTTTGACAGCCCAAGCAACGGCGCAAAGACCGCGCCACCAAAACGCGGTTTTTTTGCGTGCATGGCCTCCATGTATGGCGGATGGCCGTGCGGGGAGCCGAAAGGCTCGCCGGTCTCCGTTGCCCGGTCTGTCAACCCGCGCGGTCCCGCCACCCTGTTTGACAGCAGGGAAGCGGGAAATCCAGCCGCTTGCGACGGAGGTCACACCATGAGTAGACCAACCTCAATCGTCCTACCTGCAATCCCGCCAGACAAGCATGTTGGAAGGTGCTTTCTTTATCGAAGTGACTTTGAGAGCACGGCTATATTCTGGTATTACCTGCGCAACGCTTTTTACCGTGACGTGTTCGATGTGGCTGGTTACCTGAATATGCCGCGCAAGAAGATTTACACCTTGGCAAAGGACGGCGTTATCCCTTCATGGAAGATTCGCAACGGCGGGCGCATCTTGTACCCCGCAAGCATTCAATTTGTAGCAACAGAAAACGGGCAGGCTGGTGTGGTTGTTTCGTGGCTAAGGCCGGAAGGATACAAACCGGGCGATACCAGCAGTTTCTTTACTGGATGGCAGAAAGATCGCGGATGGTGAATCATGACAACGAAACCATCTCCGACAACCGAAGACTGCCCGACGTTCGACAGGTACGAAATCCACTGCAAGCTGATGGCGTTGTCTGCATTCCTGGGCAGTATGCATGACTGGGATAACCCTTCGCTTTCCGCAAATGAATGCTATGGTCTTGAGCTTTTCCTTAGAGACATAGCGTACATGATTGACCCGAGCCAACAAAAGGAGGTCTAAATGGCGATCTACCGACGAGGAAAGACTTGGTGGATAAGCTACAAGGTAGGCGGCAAGCGGGTACAGAAACCTATGGGAACCCGAAAGGACAAAGCTGTTGCAGTCCTTGAAAATATCAGAGTAAGTATCCGGGCTGGGCGGTATCACGAAGAAGAATTTTCTCCCATACTCTTCGAACAACTTTATGAGAAATACAATGAATGGGCACGAACACAAGGGAAGAAGAGCTTTGAAACAACCAGGTATCCACGAGAAGCGTGTCTGGCATATTTTCGGGGCAAGACGGTTCAGGG